GGAGAGAATTTTCAGTAAAACAAACACATTTACATAAACAAACAGAAGAAAGTATTAGTTTAAACTATAAAGGACAACTAAATTTCAAGGATGAAACTATCGAAAATATCACAAAACAACTAAAAGAATCACAGAATAATATTGATACTTTAAGAAAGAACTTCAATAATACTGAAATGGCAAGGCGGGACGAACTAACGAAAGAACATAAAAACGAAATACAAGAAATACGTGCTAATTATGACAAAAAAATAGAAACAATGCAGGAATCTTTAATGTCTATTCAAAAAGTCAATGATAATTCATTTTTCAAAGGGAAAGTAGGCGAAGATAAAATGAAACAAACACTAACCATGTTATTTCCTAAAAATGAAATTGAAGACACACATTCACAGCCTGGTAGAGGCGATTTCATCATTTCTTGTAAAAATGACAAGAAAATCCTTATTGATAATAAAGATTATAGTTCAAATGTTCCAAAAAAAGAAATCGATAAATTCGAAAAAGATATTCGCGAAAATGCCGACGTTTTTGGCGGCATTCTCATCTCCAACTCTTCCGGTGTAAGCAAGAAAGACGATTTTCAACTCGATATAATTGATTCCAAACCGGTCATGTACCTCCACAACACTAATAATAATAACAACAAAATTAAATGCGCCGTTGATTTAATCGAATCTATCCTGTGTGCAAATCATGTTGATTTCCAAGATAAAGAAATTTGCGACAAATTATCCAAAATATCCTCCGAAATCAAAAGAAAAATCAGCAAAATTAAAAGAGATATGGACAAACACGCTAAAAATATCATCGAAACAGTGATAAATATCGAAACACTCGTCAAAGATATATTCTTAAACACTAAAACCAAATATTAATTTACCTACAACAATGTAGAAAAAATATAACTATTATATATATGGATTATGTAATGAAAATAATAACAATAGGTGATGCTGGTGGTGGAAAAACGACATTGATATCGAGTTTTTGCAACCAGGTGAAACCATTAAATTATCAACCGACAATAGGTGTTGAATTCAATGTGTTATATTTTAAAAGGGGTGGTAAAAAGTTGAAACTGCAATTTTGGGATACGGCGGGGCAAGAATGTTTTGCACCGATAGTAAGGAGTTATTATAAGAATATTGTTGGTGTTTTTTATGTGATTGACCTAACGAATAGTATTTCTTTGAAAAAAATAGATTATTGGTTAAACGAATTTAATAATCATAGAAATTGCGAAACAAATATGATAGTGATTGGGAATAAATGTGATTCAAATAAAAGAATAATATCAAAAGACGAGATGGAAGAAAAATTTAGAGAGAAAAATATATTATATATTGAAACTTCGGCAAAAAATAACGTAAATACTAAAACAGCCTTATGTAAAATGATTGATTATATAATTGTAAATTATGAATTAGATAATCATCCAGGTATTTCTGGTGGAATAAAAAATAAATTAGTCTTAAAAAATAGAGATACTTGTTCTTATGCAAATCAATCCAGTTGTTGCACTATAAGTTAAGGTTGGTAAACCGTTGTAACATAGAAAGAAAAGTCCCAATCATTATTATTTAAATTAATATCCATCCCTTTGTCATTTAGTAATCGAACATGCAGTTTTCTTAAATTTACTGGACCAAAATAAAACCTTTTTTTATATTCTAAATTAACTTCCTTTACCTGTGTATGACTTTTTCCTAGTTGAACATTTATTTTTGTCAAAATATCAGCACTATTAGGGCTGGAATATCTTTCAGTTCTTTGCCCACTCATCGCTAATTTAATTTGGTCTATCGTATATCTTTGTTTTGAAGTTAAATTAGAAGACAAATCTTTATTTGCATATTTTTTACCACAACTATTACTTGGATTTATATATTCTGGATTTGTAAGGTTGCAATTTTTCCCCATTGTTGTTCTAACATAATAACTCGGCATTGCGAAAGAGGAAACATTATTTTGAAATGATACTAAATTTTGATTAGGTTTATTATTATTGAAATCGTCAAGAGCAATATACAAATATGTAGGTCCCGTTATATCTAATGTCGATTCTCCAGTTATACTATCATTGGGGTCCAAAATATAATCAGTATTACGAAACCCAAGCAACCAACCTAAATTATAATCTATTTTCCCACCGTTTCCTGTAGTAGAACACATTGGAACATTTAAAGAATACCAGTCTATTCCCATAGAATAACTCATGTTATTTGTAACAGTAATTTTATTTGATATTTCACTATATGTAAATATTAATCTATCAGTTTCACCATTTAATTTATCAATTAAATTTGTTGAATTGTAATTACCATTTTCTATATAAACATTACTTATATCGGTATAAGTGTAATTACCTGAAGAATCGGGACCAACCGCTTTTTTTTCAACAAAATAATCGGTACCATAATCTTTTGAAAAAACATGCCACTCATTGGGAATGTTCGCGCTTTCAAATGTAATTTCTAATACATTTTTTATAGGTGGGTCTAGATTTACTGTGAAATTTGTAGAAGTTTGTGCAATTGCGGTTTTATATTGTGTATCGGGGTCAGGGCAACCACCAATATCACCCTTTCCAGTTGTAGCATATTCTGATATAGTTCTATATTTGCTATCAATTGTGATTGTATTGCGTTGTGTATTTCTTAAAAGAGGATTTTTATAATCAGCTGTTATATTGTCAAAGGGAGCTGGATTGACATTTTGCATCCCCGTTATTTGCGTTTCCCCCATAATATCCTTATCATACAACACTGCTTTTCTGGGTTCTCTACTATTTACAGGTATAGCTTTCCTTGTAATACTTTCAGTAACAATTTCATCATCAAATAAATCTCTTACTGTTTCCTCTTTTTTATTATTTAACAGTTTTTCTTGAATTTGGTAAAAAAAATCGATAAAATTTGTTTTTTCTTTTTCACCAAGTTTTTTCTTTTCAAATTTCTTTTCAAATTTTTCTGTAAATTTTGAAATAGTTGACACGATTTTTTCATTTGTTAAAGGTATTTCGGAACCCAATCCAATAATATTCACTAATTCTTCTATATTATAATTATCTATATCAAAATCGGTAGCATCACCCATATCGGTAGCATCACCCATATATCTATTCAATATATAAAAATTGATTTTAAATATTGATTATTTTAATTTATATAAAACAAAAAATAAAACATAAAACAATGCAAGGAGAAACAAAAGGAGAAACAAAAATACAAGGAGAATCGTCTGGTAATTGTCAAATTTGTCTTGAAAAATGCAATAAGAATATTCATTGTGGGTTTTGCGATTTTCTTGGATGTAAAGATTGTGTTAAAGAAAGTATTTTATTTTCAAAAGTTGACCCGTGTTGCCCAAAATGCAAACATGCATGGGATTTCGAATTTTGCAGTAATAACTTAACAAAAACGTTCATGACAAAAGAATATAGGGAACATAAAAAAGAATTGCTTTTCGAGATTGAAAAAAGCAAAATTCCAAATACCATGAGTTATGTCTATAATGCTTGTAAAATTGAAGAAATTGATAAAGAAATTAGTAAAAAAAACGAAGAACTCGCAAAAATAGAAATAATGTGGCAAAAATGTAAAAAAGAAATAGGAGAACTAAAAAATGAAAAAAATAATATTGCAAATAAAAAAGAAAAACGCGTCTTTAAAAAAAGATGTCCAAACAATGATTGTAACGGATTTCTCACGACAAAATATAAATGCTATAGTTGTCAAGCACGCGTTTGTGCAGATTGCTACGAAATCAAAAATTTTGGTAAAAGAGAAACAAACGAACATGTTTGTAATCCCGATAATGTTGCAAGCTTCAAAGCAATCAAAGATGAAACAAAAAGTTGTCCCAAATGCGCCATACCCATTTTCAAAATTAGTGGATGCGACCAAATGTGGTGTGTCGAATGTAAGGTTGCCTTTAGTTGGAAAAGTGGTCTAGAAGTTAGTGGAGTAATCCATAATCCACATTTTTATGAATGGAAGAGAAATAATAAAGAAAGTCTGCGAAATGTTGGAGAAATTTTGTGCGGTGGATTACCTGAATGGAGGATTTTTCCAAAAATCATTAAGCAAGCAATAAATTCATATCAATTATCAGGTCCTTTTGAAAATTTATCGATTAAACGTGATTCGGTAAGGTATTTGTCTTTACCAATTTTTGAAAACAGAAAAGACCAAATAATATTTTTAAACTTCCTGTCTAACAAATGGCAACAAATTAATCATTTTCAAAATTATGTTTTAAATAATTTACGTAGAACCATAAACAACCAAGATACAACATTAAAACAAAGAATTGAGTTTATAAGAAACCAAATAGGAGAGGATGGTTTTAAAAGTTCAATAATGAGAAAATATAGAACATATCAAAAAAAGTTGAAAATATTGCATATTTATGAAATGTTTAATGTTACTACATTGGAAACATACAACGACATTTACCATACATTAATTGATATATATCATGAAAAAAATGATAAAACAACAAATTATTATGAAAAAATGAATAATTTACCGGTAGAGATTATGGAAGATTTAAGAAATTCTGCAAAAAAAGCTTGCAAAAAAATTTATGAAAATCTGGTAAGAATGGATGAAATTCTAATTTATTGTAATAAAGAATTATATAAAATAAGTAAGCTTTATAATCAGGTTGTGGATTTTATTCTACCAACATTCTATAGAATGACACTAAAACATGACCAAGGTTATTTTCAAAAATATGAAATCATCGATGGTAATTCTCAAAAAGTTTCCAAAGAAAGACAAAATAAATATTTATCTTTTGAATGTCAGTGGATGCTCGACTTGGATACGTTTGATACAATGATTGATTGGAATAGGTGGTTTCCACCAAATGTTCGCACAAGAGAAAGAGAAAGATTACTGAAGAATATGGAAGAAAACGATATTGAAAATAAAGATATTATGAAAAATCTTTTAAGAAAAACTTTTTAAGAAAAACTTTTTAAGAAAAATCTTTTTAAGAAAAATCTTTTTAAGAAGTTTAAATTGAAATATTTAATAATACATATTTTTTTTTATAAAAAATGGATAAACACCTTAAATCGGTCTATGGTTTTAATAAATTTAGAGATAATCAAAAAGAAATCATTAGTGATATATTAAATAAAAAAGATGTATTTACTATTCTTCCAACTGGTGGTGGAAAATCACTTCTTTATCAATTTCCAGCAACATTTACAACCAAGATAACAATTGTTGTATCGCCTCTAATATCTTTAATGAACGACCAATGTCAATATTTAAACTCTAAAAATATTAAGGCCGTTTGTTTAAACTCTGAATCCTCGGTGCCTTATTCGCAATACACAGATTACCAAATAATTTATACAACACCTGAATTTTTAGTCCCTCGCATTATTGCTTTCGCCAAATTAAAAGATAGTATCGGTTTATTTGCTATTGACGAATCTCATTGTGTTTCCCAATGGAGTCATGATTTCCGCGAAAGTTATCAAAAGTTAAAGGTTATTAAAGAAAAACTACCAAACATTCCACTACTTGCCGTAACTGCCACAGCTACACCTCGTGTGGTTAAAGAAATATACGAGTTTCTTGGTTTAAAAAATCCGTGTGAATATCTTCTTGGAACGAGAAGAACCAATTTGTCAATAAAAATATTACCAAAACGACGATTTAGTGAGTGTGAGTTTACAGAGCCAACGATTGTGTATGTTCAAACGAGGAAATTATGCGAAAAGTTGCATAATAAATTTATTGATAAAAATATTAAATCGGCATGTTATCATGGTGGAATGAGAAAGGAAGAGAAAATTAAAAGTCATAATAAATTTATAAATGGTGAAATAATTGTAATCGTGGCAACCATTTCTTTTGGTATGGGTATTGATAAACATGACATAAGACACGTTATTAATTATGGTGTGCCTTCAGATATAGAAAGTTATTATCAAGAAATTGGTAGAGCCGGAAGAGATGGTATTGATAGTAAGGCTACGCTTTATTATGATGACGGTGATTTTAGGACGACGGAGTTTCTTATATCAAAATCGACAAATCCAAAGCAAATTCAAATAAAAACAAGAATGATGAATATTTTTAGAAGATTTTTAAGAGAAAAGCATATATGTAGGCAAAAAATCATTGACTATTATTTCAAAACGGGCAATTTTCCTACAGAAAAAGACATTGAAAACCTGGAAAAATGTAATATGTGTGATAATTGTAAAAATACACATAAAACAGAAATGAAAGATATAACGAAAGAATCGAAGCAAATTACGGATATTATTTTAAATCATCATAAGGAAAAGGGATATTATATTGGTATGGGGAAAATTATTAAATTAATTCAACAGAGGACAACCCATTCAAAGAATAGAATTAGCGATATTATAAATGTATTAATTGCAAAAGATGTGCTTATTAGATATAAAGCTGGCTACGGCTTTGCGATTGGTATAGGTAATATAAATATTGATGATATAATTCCAATTATATCCAGAATAGAGGAGGATGGTGCGCCGAATACATTTGTTTCTACAAATGCAAATAAAATAGTAAAGTTAAAAAAAATTAGAAATAAAATAGCAAATAAACATACAATTTTGCCACAGGTGTTTATGAATGATAAAGTTGTTTTAAATGTAAGCGATAAAACACCGAAAAATATGAAGGATTTATTGGATATAGATGGTATATCGGAGGATTTTGTCACAAATTACGGTATTGAATTTATGACTGAAATGTTGAAAAAGAAAAAAAAACATAATAAGAATCCAAAAAAAACGGTCTTCAAATTATATAAAGAAGGTAAAACGATGGGTGAAATAGCCGAAATAATGGAGGTTCAGTTGAGAACTATTGAGCAATATGTCCTTGATATTTTTGAAAACAATGATGATGCTGACATTGATTGTGATTATTTCAATTTAACTGAAGAAAAAGAAGAAGAAATAAAAAAAGCAATTGACATTGTTGGTATTGAAAAACTTCGTCCTATTAAAGATATGGTTGATTCTAAAATTACATATAGTCAAATAAAACTATGTATTTTAATTATGAAATTTGAGGATTAACTCAAAAACAATTCAAAACAATTCATTCAAAAACAATATAATTTCTTTTATTTTTTTTTCATCTACTTTGTTTCCTCTACAAATATGCCCTTTTAATTTATCCCCACAAATTTTACATCTTTTTTTTTCACTGCTCATATGTTTCCTTTTAACGCGATTTTCATTTTTACAAGACCGCTTATTATGCCCTATTTCACCACATTTACCACATTGTGTTTGCTTTCTTTCACGTTCTTTATATTGAGATGCCAATCTTATATGTGGTATATTAACTACACCAGCGCCTCTTTTGAAATGTCGTGAACCCTTAAACAAAATTCTCTCCAAATATTCAATTAATTTCTTATTTCTAATTAATAATTCTTTTCTAGAAATTCTTTTTTTTCCTTTATAGACAATCCTATTATAATTTTCATCACTATAAATTCTACTTCTATTCTCTTCCTTTAAAATATTATGAATTTGTCCAATTCCTGTTATTTCATCAGTTTCGTTATTCATTTCAATGATATAAATTTTTTCACCATACGGAATGGACTCTGTTCTTTTGTCAACGCCATAAACACATCCTTCATAGGAATGATTATTTCGCCAACTTTCATTTTCTTGGAATGTTGTATTATTAAAATGAACAACTCCAATAAATGGTTTTTCCATCTTATAATTCTCTCCAAAATTAGAGAGAATTATAATCAATTTTTAATGAACGCTGACTTTAGTGCTCTTTTTTTAGTGCGGTTTTTTCAGTCGTTTTTACATTTTTGTTAATAATTCGTATAGAGAAAGAATAGAATAACCTGTGGCACCACTTTGTTTATTATAGGAGACACCAGCAATATCTACATGCATCCAATCAACTTTTGGCGGGACGAATTCTTGTAAGAACATAGCGGCATTTATAACACCGGCAGAACTTTTCGAAGAATTTTGTATATCTGCAATATTTGAATCTAAATTTTTACGAAATTCACTCCATAAAGGCAATTCCCATACTTTTTCGTTCATTTCTTTACCACAGTCTTCATATTTTTTTATTAAAGATTTATTATTTCCAAGAACAACGACAGATAATTTATCAAATATTGAACCGGCTTGGCCTGTTAGTGTTGCGATGTCGATTAAACAACATGGTTTTAATTTTGTTGAATAAGATAAAGCATCTGCGAGTATAAGTCTTCCTTCAGCGTCAGTATTTGTAATTTCAACATTTTTGCCACTATGACTTTTTATGACATCACCTGGGCGATGTGCTTTTTCATTTATCATATTTTCTACCAAAGGAATGAGAGCAATTACATTTTTTTTTATTTTATTTAAAGCGCAGAATCGAAGCAAGGCAAAAACTGCAGCGGCACCGGTCATGTCTGTTTTCATATCTGTGAAATCACCGAATTTCAGGTTCATACCACCAGAATCGAAGGTTACTCCTTTTCCAAGTAAGACAACCGGTTTTTTGTTTTTTAAAGGCAACCATTTTAAAGTTAGAAGATAAGGTTCATTTTTGCTACCGCTATTAACTGCTAATATTAAGTTCATTTTTTCTTTTTTTAATTTAGATTTTTTCATAATTTCAAGTTTTAGTCCTGTTTCTTTAAAAGTTTTGACATATTTCAAGAAATATTCGGAATTCATTATATTACCGGGTTCATTCACCATATCGCGCATATCATTTATAATTTCTCCTTCTTTTATGCTGTTTAAAACAATATTTTTTAATTTATTAACAACGCAAAAGGTTATTTTTTTTGTGGTTGTTTTCGAATCTTTATATTTTATGAAAAAATAATTGTGATGAATAACCTTTAAAACTTGATATCTTATGAACTCTTTTATAGGTGCAAGTATAAAATTAACATTTACTATTTTTTTCTCACTTTTTATAATTTCGCATATTTTTTTAAGAATCATATCTAAATCTTTCTTTGAACATTTTTTTTCATTGACTTTCGCAATAATAAATGTTTTTTTATTAATAAGAAATGTGGAAATTTTATTTTTCTCTCCAGAAAAATGTTCCACGAGTCCTTTTGGAAACTTAAAAGAAAAACGTTTTTCTAATAATTTTATATTCTTCTTAAAATTAGAACAAGATAAATAAACAAATGTATCTGTTTGTTTTATATCACAAGAATAATTATAAATCATATAAATAATAACTATATTTTATTAAATTGATAAAAATATATAATAAATAATAAGTAGACAATAAGTAGTCAATAAGTAGTCAATAAGTAGACAATAGGTAGTCAATAGGTAATGAAAGCAATAGCAATTCTTGATTTAAAAAAAGAACCGGAGATATATTACAATAAAGAAATTAAAAATGGTGTATTTGGAAAATTTGCCAATAATACTCATAAAGTTTGCGTTGGTATAGCAAATAGAGGTGAATTAGACCAATGGTACTATAAGAATCATGGATGGTATCAGGGTAGTTTCTTTATTAAAAATCCAATGTATCCAAAAATAACATTGGATGATTTTAAAAAATTACTAAAAGAATTAGCATTTGAATTAGGTTTTGATAAAGAAGGAAAAAAATATTTCAAAGCACATCATTATAGCGAGTTAACTGTTAAAATAACCGATTTTATGGATAAACTTATGTCTGTTTTAAAACAAAAAACAAACAATACTTGGAGTTATGAAGATGGTGGTGGTTGGAAACCGGGTTATGGTAATATTGAAAAAAGATTTGAAATAATAGATAATTTTATGAAGGGGAAAAAATAATATCAAGATATTTATATGAATAAGTGGTATAAAAATTTGAAAAAATCAAGTATAGGGCCGCCCAGTTGGGTATTTGGTGTTGTGTGGCCTATTTTATATTTTTTTATGTTTATTTCGTTGTTGTTAGTATGGAATAATAAAAAATGTTTCCCTTATTGTAATAGTTTAACATACTTTTTTATTCAGTTATTTTTTAATTTGATATGGACAAGTTTATTTTTTTATTATAAAAAACCACTTTATGCTTTGTTTGATATTATTTTAGTAATTATATTTACAGCAATAACATATCAAAAGTTTTTAAAATATAATAAATTGGCTGCGTATTTACTGATACCTTATTTATTATGGTTATCTTTTGCTTCATACTTGAATTTATTTATTGTTTTAAATAATTAATTTTTTGATATATTTGCTTAACAATTTTTTTATACCATGGTAAAAATAAACCATGGTGATTCGGCAATTTATCTACTCTAATCCATTTTAACATATCTTTTTCATAAAATCCATTTTTACATATTTTAGATTTATCTTTATTATACATTTTTTTGAAATGCTCTCTAAATTTTTTTGGTAATTCTTTATCATACTTTATTCTAACAACGTAAATTGTATAAGTTTTTGTTACAATTTTTTTAACTAGTTTATTTTTAATTAAATTTTTTATTTTATTTTTTGAACCTAAAAATCCGGCGGTTTCTTCCCATCCTTCGCGAATAGCAGTTTCTTCAATTGTTTCATTATTTTCAGGTGTCCCTCCAAAATCTCTCCAATCTACTTTTCCTTTCCTTTTTAAATATTCTCTTGAAAATAATAGATAGTCATGTCCATTGTATTCTGCAATTGGTAGTATGCCTGCACCCATATTACATTTGAATAATATTATAAATTATGGACTAATATATTGAAATTTTAAGGTATCTGTATGAAAAACATCTAAAATAGTATCATTATTAATGGTTGTTTCTGTTGTTTTTTTCCAATAAACAAAAACTGGTGCTACTGGTTTTGTTATAGAAAATATTATTCTAAATAAATAACGCAAAAAGGTATTCTCATTGAGAATTAAAAAACTCCTTTGTAATAAAGGTTCCTGTTCTTTTTTTATTTTTTTTATAAATTTTGCCAATTGGATTGCACATTGAATATTTGGTGATTGTGTATTTGTAATATCAAAAATTATAGTATGCTCTTTTTGTAAGTTATAAATATCTTCCCATTTATTTAAAAATTCTCCTAATTTTTCACAAGTTATCTTTCCTTCCAACTTTATTTTTATTATTGGCATACAAGAAAAATCAATATTATAAAAAGTCATTTATATTTATTATTAATTTATTATTTTCTTAACTTTTCTTTATTTTTTTATACTTATTTTCCTTTTTTTTATCCTTATTTTCCTTTTTTTTATCCTTATTTTCCTTTTTTTTATCCTTATTTTCCATTTTATTTTCCACATTTTTTTCTTCTATTTCCATTTTTAACATTTTTATTTTATTATTCAATTCATCTTGAAGCCTTTTCATTTCTATTTTCTCTAAATATTTCAATAATCTTATTTCTATTTTATTGAAAAATATATCAAACTCTTTTTTTTCAACATTACTTAAATGTAAGGAAAAAATATTTTTTTTTAATATATTTATTTTTTTTTTTAGAATATCGATAGTATAATTATGTTCGATGCACAAAAAATTTTTAAGTTCTTCATCGGTATAATTATAGATATTTAAGTCAAAATTTAAGTCAGTCATAAATTATATTGATAAAATTAAAAATCAATAGAATTTTATTGTATCGTTTTTTGTTTTACATACTCGCAAATAGTATCATATGTCCAAAATTGTATTGCCAATGTAGGAAAGCATTTTATATAACTTATCGGTAATCCGCGATATAAACCAATAATTCCTTCTTTCTTGGCTATTTTTTTTATACAATCCACAATACCAGAATATCGCGGAACTTCTGTGGAAAAACTCTGCATTTGCAATCTTTTTCTTATCAAATCAGTTGGATATGTCACCGAAATAGCAGTGGCCCCAGCAAACCCACCACATAACAGTTTATATATGTGTTGATTTTCTTCATATTCTTTGAATATTTCTTTGTATTTATAATAGCTCATGAAATTTATGGCATTCCAGGGACCAAACCCAAAAATACTCATTCGCAATCCAGCATATAATTCATGCGATTTTAATTTTATTAATACATCGCCTAATCCAGAATACTTTGCTTTATTTGTTTGGAGAGATAAATGTGTTCTGGCGGTTTCTAACGGATATATGGCGCACATAGAAATAACGCCACTCAAGGCGCCAGAAGTGAAATTTAATAAATCTTTGTTTGGTATGTGATTTAAAATAACTTTATTTTGTTCAAATAATGCAAAATTGATGGAATATTGCGGAAAAACTCTGACGCAGTTTGTGAAATTTCCTTTCCATAAATAGCGAATTCCTTCATTTCTTATGACATGTTTGATAGAATTGTTTTTGAGATAATTGTTTTGTTTTTGTAATTTTAGTAATTCAAGGGGTGAGGTTGCGGTTCTCGCTGTTATTCCTGCTAATCCACCAATTAATAAATTTTCCATTTAAATTATAATAATAATCTATGTTTATTATATTTTTTTAGCATTGAAATATCTTAAAAATACGCATTACTATATTGCAAATTTTGCTTTCTTTCATTCTTGTTATTCCATGTTGGATTTGTTCATCATCATATAAATGGTCAGGTGGAAAAAATGTTTTACACAACATATAATATATAATTATTTTTTTTGTTTAAATAAAACAAATTTAAACATAATAAAATATTTATTATTATTATGTATTCAATGTATTTCGACGGAGCAAGTAGGGGAAATCCTGGACCATCATCTTTCGGTGGTGTTATTTATGATGAAGATGACCATGAAATGATAAACTATAAGAAAAAGATTGGCATTGAAACTAATAACTTTGCGGAATATAGTGGGTTATTAGCCGGGTTAAAAGTATGTATTGAACATAATGTTAGAAAAGTGAATGTATTTGGGGATTCAAAATTGGCTATTGAACAAATTAAAGGAAATTGGAAAGTAAAAAGCGAAAATATTAAACCATTATATGAGGAAATTATATCTTTAGTCACGAGAGAACATTTTGATAAAATAACGTTTCAACATGTTAAAAGAAACCTCAATAAAAGAGCAGATGAATTGGCAAATCTCGCGCTAGACCAATAAATATTACAACAATCATTTAAAAATATTTTTTTAAATAATATTAAGATGAATAATATTATTAAACAAGATTATCATAGTGAAAAAGACGAAGAAATGTCGAAAGATAAAAGAGACTTTATTATTAATAAAAACCAAAAAAATATAATGCAATTCATACAAGAAAACAATTATTTACTTATTAATGGTAATAAAGAAATTAAAATATACAATTCTTTGAGAAAATTGGCTTCTGATATTGACATGCATCCTTCTGGTATATCCAAAAAATTAAAAATTTCTAATTATTGTGTCTGTAATCCCAAAAAATCAACCGAAGTATTTTATATTCATAATCTCAAAGAATAATTATACTTTTGAAAAAGTATAGCAAAACAATGCTTTTAATAAAATTATTTTTGCTATACTTTTTTCAAAAAAGCATAGCAAAACAATGCTTTTAATAAAATTATTTTTGCTATACTTTTTTTAAAAGTATATGTATATGAACATTTCTTTAACTAAACATCCAAACAAAAATGGCATGGGCTATTTCCAACATCTCTTTTTTTCATTAAAATTCTTTGTTTTTCTATTAATAGCTTCAGCACAGGCATTAATACATGCTTTTCTTCCTTTTTTATTTGAAACATCAACAACAGATGTCATTAAACAAATAAATAAATGCATGAAAGACCAACACAACAAAACAAGCAAATAAACTACTTACAATTTTGCCGGATAATGTTTAATCCTTTTTTTCTTGCCAAAAATCTATCATAACTGGCATGCTTTTTATCAACACCTGTGCCTCTTCCCTGTATGCGCCCCATAAAACCCGATTTATAACAACATTTTGTCACGGATGGTGTTATATCTCCTACTAAACCTACATCACTCCTACATGGTCCATTTAATGAGATATACTCACCTGACGCACCAAGAACAGATAAAGCTTTCTTTTCATCAATGTGTGAGGATGAAGACATTTTTAACTTTCTGGTATTTAAACGTAAGTCGGATGATTTAATGGTTTGACCATTGCAACTTGTGATGGGATTTGAATCATTACAAACAGACATATATATATACTTTTGAAAAAAGTATAACAAAACTATACTTTTGAAAAAAGTATAACAAAACTATACTTTTGAAAAAAGTATTAAATTGATATTATATGATGTTTAATTATCAACTTGTAAAATGGCAAAAATAGTTGAATGGCAGCATCTTATTGAAGATTTAAAAAATATTCCAAAATTGCCTCTTGAAATTTGGGAATATATTATCGACACATCAAATATTCATTATATACTATGGAAACTTTCAATAAAAGCAAGTGGATTCCAAGAAGATATTAAAACTCATTTATCAAAATATATATGGGGAAATGTATATAACGAAATTACTAAATTATATACTGTAAAAGTTTTCACGAGATATTATGAAAGTTATTTGATTTTCATTGGCGATAATCCAAACGAACCACATATTTTAAATAAAAAAATTTATACCATAGTATCAAATTTTGAGATGGATGAATACATTATGACAAAAATGTCTAATAATAAAATTATTTTTGAATAAAAATTGATAGTTTTTAATTAATAGTTTTTTAATTAATAGTTTTTTAATAGTTTTTGTTTTTAAAAGTTTTATTAACATAATGAATGTAAAAATTTGCAAATATTGCAAAAAATCTTATATTAATCAAAAATCATATAATAAACACATGCTACTATGTATGGAAGTAGACAATGCTAAAAACAATGAATTTGATATTGTCCCGAGTCAAAATAAAATCTATAAAATGGTAAAACAATTGATTTATGAAAATGAAGAATTAAAAAAAAAGGTAAAAAGATTAGAAAATAAGATGTTTCAAAAAAAGAAAAAAATAAATATCATCGAATGGTTAAATAAACAGGGTAACGAAGTTGACCATAATGTATATAAAAATTATGAATTATTCTTTAAAAATATAAAACTAAATGACAGCTTACAACATATCATTCATAATTCCTATATCGATGGTTATTTCATTATAATAAAATATTTATTAAAAGAAAATATTCTTATCGCATGGAAACAGAAAAAAAAGATATATTATTACAATGACTCATGGTATGTTTTTAAAATTAGCGATTTGTCTAATTTAACGAATAAAATTCAAAGGAATTTAATATCTGAATTATTTGAAAAAAAAGATAATATTTCGAATGATTCATTTATAGATATAAATAGTAATATATTAGGTGGTGAAAAAAGAGATTTAAAAAATATGAAAATATATAAAAAAATATGGGAATATTTATACGAAGATATTGAAAAACAATTAGAATATAAAATTGTCTTTTAAAAATGATAATTGATATAAAATGATAAAAAAATGTTTTACATAAAAAAAAATAATAAACATTTTTTATTATTTTTTTTTATATGGAGAAACAAAAAATCTGGTGTATTCGTCATGGAACAGCATTACATAATATTTTATATGATAAAATAGGCATTGAAGCATATATTTCAAAAAAATACACTGATACTCATCTTGTAGAAAAAGGACACGAAGAATCAACAGAATTAGGAAATACCTGGGATGAGAAAAAAAACATTGATATTGTTTTTGTATCACCATTAACAAGGACAATACAGACAGCCGAAAATATTTTCCGCGGGAAAGATATAAAAATGATAGCAATTGATGAAATTTTAGAATATCCGCAGGGGGAAGAATATTGTAATAAGCGAAAAAATAGTAGTGAATTGCAAAAAATTTATAAAAATATCGATTTTTCTTTAATACCTGAAACATCCACATACTGGAAAGAAAATGAAAATCTTCATGAACTAAAAAATAGGTCAACAAAATTTAAAGAATTTTTAAAAACACGTAAAGAAAAAAATATTTGCATTGTATCACATAGCACATTTTTAAAAGAATTTTTACTTAATGATGTTGGAAATATAGAAGAAGAATTAAAACATTGTTTTCCTTATAAATATTAATATTTCTTTAAAAACTCATCTTTTGTCATAATTTGAATTGTTCCAATTTTCTCTGCTTTGTCTTTTTTACTTCCTACTGTATTTTTATCTTTTACAATCAAAATATCAAGATGTGAACTGACACTACTTGCAACTTGTGCTCCAAATTTTCTTATTTTTTCCTTTAAATCTTCATCTCTAAATCCACTCATCAAAATCTTCTTTTCATATAATGGGTGAGATTTATCAAATGTTTTTTTAGCTGATAAATAGACCATACTTAACTCATTTTCTTTCATAAATTTTTTAAATTTACCAATATTTTTAACAAATTTCATAGCTGTTTTTTCAGCAAATCCATCAACATCCATTACCAACTCACGTTTTTCCAAACTTGATAATTTACTAGTTAATATATCAGGATGTGCTTCCATAATTAATTTCATTCTATTTTCTCCTAATCCACGTCCAAACATATTTGATGCCTCCATCAATAAAGGCAAACTTGTTTCTTTAATTTTCAATTGAATACTTCCATGAATTTTTTTTGCCATTTTCTCCTTAAATCCCGGAATTTCCAAAAAATCTTCTACAGTCATTTTCAAAATTTTACCAATTGAATCATAACCAGCGCCAATAATCTTTGTCACATTCCCTTCTTTCATACCATCTACATTAATTGTCTTGAAAAAGGATAACGTTGTTTTATCCCTAACTGTCTCATCGTTTTCGGCATCCTCCAAAATCAAGTCAACCTTCGTTTTATTCCATTTCACTGGAAAATCTGGCATTTTCGGGGATTTCGATGGTTTCACCACTTTCAAAACCTTTGGAATAACGTCGCCGCTCCTAACAACTTGAATAACACTACCAATTCCAATGTTATTATCAACAATAAACTTGGCATTATGTGCCGTAGCATATGTAATTTTTACTCCACCGATTTTAACTGGCTGCATTTTAATTTTTGGTTTTACATAACCATATTTTGTTTTTGACCACAAAACATCAACCACTTTTGATTCCACAACTTGGTCATTCATGACTTTTTTAAATGCAAAAGCATGGTCAGGATTACCTTTTGTTTTTCTTTCATAGATGTTATTTTCAATACAAATGACACCATCAATAATATAATCATAAGATTCACGCCATTTAACGAGATAATCTGAAAGAACATTCTGGTCAATACTCTTCAATGATTTATTGATAACAGTGATGAATTTTTTACTTTTCAATAGTTTGTATTGCATACTTGGTTTTAATTCCGGTTTAATAACTTCATAAGCTACAAAATCCAAATCTTTTAATTTCGATTTTTCCAAGTTTTTACCATTGACCATTCCGGCAGCAAAACTTCGTTCATTTGCATATTCTTTACTATATTTTTCAAAATTACTCTTTGTAATGATTAATTCACCGCGAACGGCGGAGTCTGTAATTTCTGGTAATTTTACAAAAGGAATGAGATGAGAAATATCAAATCCTTCATTACCTTTACCTCTTGTATATAATTTTAATTCACCATTATCATTGCAATATAATGCACTCATCCCATCTAACTTTGCAGAAATAACATAAGGTCCTTTAAATTTATTAATCCAATTTTTTAAAACTTTTGTATCTGGTTTGATTTTATCCATCGAACCCAAGAAATAAGGCAATTTTACTTTCTTTTTGTCAACCACAATGCCTTCATGACCTTGTTGAATATTTTTGTTGTTTGGAAACGTTTCTTCTGCCCATTCTCGCAAAACATCGTATTCTTCATCAGTTACCAATGGTTTATTTTTTCCATAATAATAATTATCTAATAAGTTAACCATTTCTTCAACATCTTTCTCTTTTAATGTTTTCAAAAATGTTTCTCCTTTATTTTTGAATTCTTCAATATTTGCTAGCATTTGGTGCTCTTTTTTTAGTGCGGTTTTTTTAGTGGTTTTTTTTGCAGTTTTTGGCTTTTTTGCAGTTTTTGGCTTTTTTGCAGTTTTTGGCGTTTTGGGGTTGCCACCAGATGATACCAATTTAAAAGAATTTCCATCAATTCTTTCCGTTGGCCCGCGCCATTCAATTCCAAGAAATTCGAAAATTGATTCTTCCGTTGGAAATTCTTTATCTAATCCTTGCCCTTTTTTCTTATTTTTAAAATGGTAAATACCATGCTCATTCATTGTATATCCCATTTCAACTGCTCTAGCTCTCATGAGAGTATTGAAAATTTTGCTTCCCGTGAAATATAAAATAGCAAATGCGAATTCAGATTTTGGTGTAAACATGAAGTCAATTCTTCGAGATAAACTTTTACTTGTCATTTTTGAAATACCTAAAGTTTTAACATTACCACGCGACAGCACTTCAATCATAATATTTTTTTCAATTAACTTGTCAATATAATTTTTGAAAATTGAATTGTCATTAGATGGGTCACAGATAATGATATCGATATCACCAGAATCTTTTGCGCCTCGACGCCAACTGCCTACAATTTGCAATACTGCTTCTTTATTTTTCATTTCTTTTTTAACATCTTTAAAATACTTTTGAAGAACTTTTTCATAATTGTTTATTTCTTTTCTCGGGATTCTTTCCAAAATATCTTCATAATATTTCAATCCCTTCTTTTGAACATCATTTAATAACTCCTCTTGATTTTCACGTAATTGTTTAATCGTTGTCATTTTATGTTCTTTAACCAATTTTGCTGCAATCTTTGGTCCAACACCATAAATATTCATAAATAATTGTTTTGGGTCATTTTTTGCTTTTTCAAGCAATTCAACTTTGCCAGTTTTTAAGAATTCAATGATTGTCTTTGTAATACTACTACCTTTTGTGATTCCTGGTTTTCCAATGATAGTTTTTAAATCACTTGTATTTTTGATTGTTTTATCATGCATCATGACAGATTCTTTAGCTTTTGAATAAACCCTAGCTCTTGGATTTTTTTCACTGCTCATAAGTTTCTGCATTGATTCAAGCATGTCAATAATTTTTGTGTTAGTCATTTTATTATTTGTTATTTTTATGCTTAAATCATATTTTGACAAATAATAATCAATTTTATTTTTTAATGTTTTATGTTTACTTTTTTTATGTTTACTTTTTTTATGTTTACTTTTTTTATGTTTCAAGGTCATTATATTACATCTTTAAAATTTTTTCTAAACTTACTTTTTTTTTAGTTAATTTAATCTCAATATTTTTTAATTTTTTAATAACTATCTTTGGTAATCTTTTTATTGGAATATACTTTGGTTTCATTAATATAAATTTATATAAAAAAATACATATTTTTTTATATAAATTTATATTAGACAATGCAAAAATTTTCAAGTTATCAAGAATCAAGCACAAATATTTCAAATTTAAATGGGAAGAAAGATATAAAACAGTCGTCTATGAATTATTATAAAGAAAACAATAACCCGGGTCAAGGCGAAATAAGATTGAGAGATAATAATCTTCAAGAAAAAATATTATTTAATGATAATAATATGAATAGTGTTATTCAACATTTAAAAACTAGAAAAAAAAAAAAATCTTCCCTTGAAGATAGATTGAAGGCATTTTTAACAAGAAAAAAAAGAAATGTTGGGAAAAAAAGAAAAGTTACTGAAAAGAAAAAAGCCGGTAAAGCATCGAAATCTGGGAAATCTGGGAAATCTGGGAAATCTGGGAAATCTGGGAAATCTGGTAAAGCACGAAAAGGTAGGAAATCCGGGAAATCCGGGAAAGCACGGAAAGCACGAAAAGGTGTGAAGAAATAATTTGAATATAATAATAATTATTATAATTATAATAATAATTATAATAATAATTATAATAATAATTATAATAATATGATTAATGTTGTTGGTGCTATTCTTTTTAAAGATAACAAAATTATTTTAGCAAGGAGAGCTAAAACATTGAAGAATTTTCCAGATTTATTTGAATTTCCCGGTGGAAAAGTAGAAAAAAATGAAACTTCAAAGAAGGCTTTAACTCGCGAATTAGAAGAGGAATTAAAAATTAAAGTTAATGAAGTTGAAGAATTTAAAAACAATACACACAAAAACACAATAGAAAAAAGCGGGAAAATTATTAATTTAAAACTATTTATAGTTAGAAATTGGATTGGGAATATTAAAATTAATGAAAAAATACATAGTGAATTAGCTTATGTTGATATTAAAAATTTACATAATTTTGAAGGACTTATACCTGGTGATTCAGTTTTTATCCCAACAATACAAAAGATACTAATTGAACTATAATATTTCATTTTTTATAAAATTCTTCCATTATACAAGAATTATTTTTAAAAAGAGTATTTTCCCTTTTTTTTTGTAAATACTCTTTTGCCTTGCATTTTTCCATTATATTTAAATATTTTTTTGAAGCATACATCAACTTAAATATACAATTATCATAACCAATACATTCAATATTTATATATTTAAAATCTTTTATCTCACGTATAAAACCTTTTATATTTTTTTCTTCATCATCAAATAAAAAAGACATCACATAATGGTTTCTATATATAACACGATTTTTACCCATTATCTCATGATTATTATAAGAAAATTCTTTCTTATACTTTTCTCCCAATTTTAGTATACTTTCTTTCAAAGAAATAAAATTAGGCGTCTTAATTATATCAAATGAAAGCTCTATAAAATATCCCATTCTTTACTTTCTCTAAATATTTTTTGTTATAAGAAAAAAATAATTATATATTATTTTTAAATTTCCCACTACTTGTTTGTAGGATAAAATTTAAAAATAATTTATAATTATTGAATAGTTTAAATATTTTTTATAATATAATAATAAATTATATAAATGAGCTGGAAAAAAGAAGGTGGTAAAAGGGTAAATAGTATAATAGATTCCACTAAAGATATAACAAATAAATATTATAGCACTGACCCAACTATAAGCAAAAATGACAAAGAAGGTGTGTATTTTTATAAAGAAGGCGGTTCAAGTGTTGTTGGTTTTGGCACAAAAACACCTTATAGTAGATTATCATTTGGAGATTACAATGTGAATAATTTAGATATCGATGGGAATGTTAAAGGTGAGGAAATAGCAAATAATGCCAGTATTGCTTTAAGTGAAAAAGCCGATGGTTCAAATGCAACAGGTATATCTTTTTTTAGAGAGGGAACCAACTCTGCCGAAACAAGAGGTATTCGTTTCACCATTAATAACAATAAAACAGGTACTGTTCAACAAACAAGTTTAGAAACAAATGCAAAAAAAGATGCAAATACATCATTAATGTTATTGAATGATGGAACGAGTCAAAAAGTTTTAATTAATTCATTAACCAGTCAATTTTCGAATACCGGAACAGGATTAGAAGTTAATGGTGATATCCATTTAACAAAAAATTTAGTTTTCGATATACAACAAACATCTGGTGATGTTATTAAAAAAGCAGGAACACTTTTTTATGACAGTTATGACCAAAGAATGAAATGGATTACCGGAACTGGTGCTGATATTCGCACAATTGCTGGAGTAAATGATACAGCTTTTGCAATAAATACAACTGAATATGATCCCAGTTTTGCGGTTATACGACATGAGGGAAGTGGAACCGGTTTGCTAGCATTTAAAGATTTAGGTTTATGTATTGGAAATGGCGAAATGCTTACCGACACTTACTTGCCAAAATTTAATTCTGCGACAAAACAACATTTACCAGCTTTATCTATTCTTGGACATCATCAAAATGGCGTCGCAAGTAATGCAAACGTATTAATAAGTGAAATTGGTAATGTTACAGGTGAAGCTATACTGTCAAAAACATCGTCTATAGATTTAAGTGCAAATGGTGTTATTTACTTATTAAATAATCTTACCATTGATAAATATGAACCGGAAGCTGTTATCGATGTTAGTAAAATTAATGTTCCATTTTTAAGCATGGGAACTGATATCACTAATTATTATAATAGCGTTGTAATCGGTGAAGATATAAGTGGTTCATCTAATTCTTTTTATTTTGGTAAAAACATCTATAATAATTCCTCGCATGATTCATCCTTTAATTTTATTTTTGGCGAGAATATAACTATTAGTAAAAGTAATAATTTTGAAAATAATTTAATTTTTGGTTCTAATCTCGATGTTTCCGGTAATAATAATCTTGTATTTGGTCAAAATTTAACAATTGGACCAGATGTTTCTTTTTGTATGCTACTTGGAAATGGAACTGGAACAGCTCAAAAAGGTGACCTAATTAAATATTTTGAAAACGGAACGGCCATATTCAATATTAAAAGTGGTGGTAATTTAATACTCGGTGGTGACATAAGCGCTAATGATGCAAGTTTTAACAACGTCGTTTTCAACAACCTCGGCAACGAAACAAGCAAAATTAAATTAGCATATGTAAAAGGTTTATCTGCTGAAAATATTTCTATTGAAAATTCTTTAACCATTGGTGGTAAATTTAATAGTACCAGCGATATTAGTGCTAATGATGCAAGTTTCAATAATATTGAAATAAATAATCTAAAATCTCATGGCAATTTCGTCGTTAATGGGAATATGGATACAATCGGGTATGCTAATTTTGGCGGACATGCTAATTTTGGCAGCGATATTAGCGCCAATGATGCCAGTTTCAATAATATCGATATAAATAATTTGAAAACTTATGGTAATGCAGTTATTAACGGAAATATAGATACAACTGGACATGCTAATTTTGGAGGTGATATTAGCGCCAATGATGCCAGTTTTAATAGTATTAATATTAATGTTGGCGATATAAATGAATTGAAAAATGTGCAGAAAATTAATTTTGATTCTACAAGCAACCTCCTCATTCAAAAATCGAATTCAAATATTGTCACTATAGGCCAAGATGGAATGTCAATTGTAGGGAAAATAGATGCCACGGAGATATTTATTGGAGGCATCAGACAAAATGCAACAGCTTCTTCATATTTGAAGGATGGAAATAGTAAAGATAATTCCGGAAACAGCAACGGATTATATATCAATAAGAAATTTGGTATTAACTTTGATGATGTTTCCAACAATCTTTCATTTTTTCCAAAATTTCAACTCGACGTTTCCGGCGTCATTCGGTCGCAAAATCAAGTATTTGGACATTTATCCATAGATTTAGTCCCACAACCTTTGTCCGGTTATACCAATACTATTACAAACAAGTTTTATGGTTCTGGTATATACGACGTTAGTGAAAACGTTCTTAATGATTCAAATCCTGTTTGGAAATTATTCAATGGTGACGACAATACTTTTTGGCAAAGCACTGGGAGTGAAGATACTGTCACTGGGATTAGTGGTGGAGATGTTAGTATAACAGGAAAATATCTTGAAATAAAATTACCTGAACGATGCACTTTAAAACATTATGCTTTTAAAAGTTCAGTGGCAGCAAAATTACCAAGCGTGTGGACTATTATTGGTAAAATTGGTGTAGATGACGAAGTTTCTGCTGTAAATAATACTTGGAAAGTGATTGATTATAAAACAGAATCTGTGCAATATGGCGCTGATGGCAAATTCGTTTATTTTACTATTGATAACTTAAAATATTCAAATGACATGTATAAAGTTTTTAGAATTTACATTATTGAAACATTTAATGGTTCCACTGTAGGAACACAAGATGTTAGTCAATGCCAAATATCGGAATTAAAGCTTTTTGGTGAGCCTGGTAATATTACCGATATTAGTTCTTCTTTAATTCAAACAGAACTTTTCGATATCAGCGGTGCATTATTCAAACAAAAACATTTATCTCTCCAACCATTAGGTGGAAATGTCGGCATAAGAAACAACAATCCTTCCGTTATTCTCGATATAAGTTCAAGCAATGCAATACGATTGCCTATGGGTAATACTAATGCACGGCCTTCTCCTGCTGATGCCAGTGGTTGCTTAAGATATAATACTGACACAAAACAATTTGAAGGTTATGGTGATGCTGGGTGGGCTGGTCTCGGTGGTGTTATTGATAAAGACCAAGATACATATATTGCTGCAGAAGAGAATACAGATGAGGACATGCTGCGGTTTTATACAGCAGGTCTCGAAAGAATGGTGATAAATGATAGCGGTGTTGTGGATGTCAGTGGTTTACTGCAATCAAAAGAAATTAGTGGTAATAGTGTAAATGCTACAATGTTAAGAACAGATGGACTAATCATCAATAACAAAACTATTGCTTTAAATAATATTACTAATAGTGGTGGTTTTCATGTTAATAGTAAAGTAGGTTATTTTGATATTAGTTCTGTTAGC